GTTCATCGAAGACAGAGGTCTTCGGTGGTGCGGAGCAGCGCGGCGAACGCCAAAAAGATTGGAATGAATATAGCATAGACGATTTTAGTTTGGAAAATTATGTTTGTGCTGATAAGATTTCTGCAAAAATGAGCGCATAAAAAAATTTTTATTTGGTTTTTATTTTTTTATTTTTTATTTGTTTTTATGTGATAGTACTGTAGGTACCTAATGTACCTTCTTCTTTTGTGTCTTTTTCTTCGATGCCTTGGCCGCAGCCGCAATTTTTTTTTCATGAATTTTAACAAGAACCTTAAGGATTTTTCTCATATTCTTTTTTGAACGGCGAGTATCCTTTTCAATTTGAACGGCCAATTTCCTTGCTGCACGAATGCTTTCTTTTGCCTTTTGTTCATCCTTGTAAATTTCTAATTTTTTTTCTGCCTTTTCCTTCAGCGCGATCGCCGCGAGCACCTTTGCCGCCTTCAGATTTTGTTGATATCTCTTGGATGCGACCGCTGTGATGTTATTTATTACTGCGTCATCCGTATTAATTTGCAGTAAATTGTCTTTTAAATTATTCCAAATGTTTGAAATATTTCCACCATTATCCGTGAATTCGTCAAAAGTCTTAGAATCACTGTATTCTAAAAATCTCTTTAATTTCTTCTCGGATAGCTTCGGGTTTTTTACAAACACCAACAGTTCTGTTCCATAATTATCCTTCAAGTATTTCTTAATAATAACCTTTTCATCCTTATTTAAGTAGAACGCCATCTGTTTCAGATAGTTCAAGTATTGTTTATTGTACTGCGGTACGACCTTAGAACAAAAAACTTGTCATTTTTTTGTATTATCTTATAGCTATCACTGGTATGCTAAATATAAAAAAAAATTCATTCCACCCATAAAAATAGTAGAATATTTCCACCAATTAATATTTTTTCTAATTTCTCCATAATATTCTTCCCAATAACTATCCATTTGCTGATCTAAAATTTCAACCTTCTCTTCTTTTGATAGTTCGTTCCAATATGGAGGCGGCTCACATTCATCCATATCATCTCCAAGTGGATCTTCAAATCTAGGCGATAATGGTAATGCATCTCGAAAGCTTTTTGTTTTACGCTTCCACGAAGATGATGCAGGTGTATATGGTGATTTTTTAAAATAAGAAGTCATTTTACTTTATTATAAATAATGAATTGTGCCTTATGCTAGATAATTATACTCCGTTCAGAAATAGATAGTCTATTTAATATTTTGTTTGCTCTGTTGGAAGCAGCTACTTTGGATGATACATCAATTAGAGGCGTTGACTCATTTGCATCATCTGTAATGTCTCCCTGCGACGTCGCCGCCGTCGATTCCGACGATTGTTCCATAAAAGCAGATTCCATATATGCATGTCTCGTAATATTGTCTGGTGTTTCTTGTATATTTTGATGATTTAACTCTTGATGTATTTGAGAAGTTATACATCCTATTGTACAATTCGAAATTGTATCAGATATGCAATCACGTGCGAATGGTGGTAATGTGGCACATATATTATTACATCTAATTAGTCTGTTATCACATGAATCTAGTGATAATTTGTATTTATCCATTAATAACATTCTTGATATAGAAGCAGTATTTCCTGGAAAAAAGAATGCTTCGATGCACATGCTAATTCTTGGACATTTTCTACCATGAGTATGCATGAATTTACCATATCCACATAATTTTGGTGAATAATTTTGAAAACATGAATATTCATTCCAATGTGATTCTGGATAAATATGATTTAGTACCTTATATCTCGTGTATGATTGCACACAAGGACTTAAAAACGGTACATATGATATACAACAGCATGGAGATATACTGCTATTTATAAGCGATTTATTAAATTGGTTTGTATTATTCGCGAGTGGTAACATATTTTCACCAAGTGGTCCATTGAATTCATTTACTTCCAATTGTTTACCAGAAAATGAACTTAATATCATATTTTATATATTTATAATTTCTGGTTATATTTCTTCGCAAGTTGCGCGCTATTTATTTAATAAAGATAGGAGTTAGATATAATGGTAATTATAAAATATGCAAAAATTTGTCTATTTTATATGGCAATCGTCGATTCGGCCTCGGTGCCATATTGGCGTAGTTTAGTTTCCTATAATGGTGGTAAGAATGCTTCCGAACCACTGCGGACCAGCCTGCCTTATAATAATAGTGGTAATGCTTCCGCCGGCGCGCGCCCGGCGCGTCCTGCGGCACAAATGGGTATGTCAATAGTAAGAAAAACTATAACAATATCTGCTCTTACATTTATGCAATTGTGTGCGGTTAATCCTCCAAAATGTATAAATCTAATAAATAGTATATTTGGTAATTTTTTTATAAATACGACAACAAATTTAGATACAACTATATCTAATTTTGTTGAATTTTATTCTAATGGAAATAAAGATCTCACATCATGGGATGACGTTATTGGAATGGATCTTGCATGTCAAGATATAAAACAAAAATTAGATATTATTGGTTCACAATCCGTTGCTATTCGTGCAAGACGAGCCGGCGCTAATCCACCAAGAAACATTCTTTTGATTGGTCCACCAGGAACAGGTAAAACACTAATGGCGAAAGCAGCAGCAAATCATTTGAATGCACCATTATTGGTTGTATCAGCTGCGGAAATTGTAAAAGGTAAATATGCTGGTATTGGGGTCGAGAGAATTAAGGCCTTATTTAAATCTGCTCGAAGAATTGCAAAAAAAACAGGAATGTCAATGGTATTTATTGATGAATTAGACTCATGCGGACGTAGTCGCGGCGGCGATTTGTCCGCCGTTTCACGTGATAGTGATAATACACTAAATCAGTTACTTGTTGAATTAGATGGTTTTAAAGCAAGACATGAGAATCAACCTAGTGTTATTGTTATGGCTGCTACGAATAGATATGATATATTGGATTCGGCACTTGTTAGAAAAGGTCGTTTTGATAATGTTATACATCTTGGTTTTCCTGATGTAAATGGAAGATACAAACTGTATAAACATTATATTAATAAACACTGGACTTCAGTTTCTAGTTTAGAAATTGTATTCAAAAATAAATACGGAACAAATATTTATTGTCAAGCAGCGATGCCCGAATCTGGACAAAGAACAACATTAAAGATATTATCGCCGAAAAAACTAGCTAATTTACGAGTGTCTGCATATATGAATGAAAGTTCAATTCTGTTTGAAGAAACCGATTTACGAAGAATAGGAATTAAATGTCGAAATATCAAATACAATGTTTTTTATAATGGTTCGAAAATAAACGATGATGTTGATGTTGAAAAACTAGCAAATTTGTCACCTGGTTTAGCAGGAGCCGATATTGAAGCTGTTGTAAATGAAGCCGTTTTGTCCGCAATGTCTGATGGAAAAAGTTATGCTGATAATTCCTATTTTGAAAGAGCTCTTGAAGATAATATACTCGGAAAACCAATATATGGCGACGATGACGAATCAGCACCTCCACCAGATTGGAGAATTGCTGTTCATGAAGCTGGACATGTGTTAGCTTCTTTTGTGTTAAAAAATATTGATAATGCCGTTAGAGCAAGTATTAGACCACGCTCCGGTGGATCTCTTGGGGTAACAATGTTTGGCGTTGGTGATATACGAAACTTAAGATCATTGGAACTGCGTGAACGCTTAATAATGATGCTATCGGGTAAAGCCGCAGAATCATATGTTTTTGATGGCGATACATCGACTGGTGCTTCTGATGATGTATTTAGAGCATCATTGCTGGCTAATAATATAATAAAGAAATTCGCAATTGAAGGTGCTTCAAATGCTATTGGTGGAAAAGCCGCAAATGCTGCTATAATTGCTGAAATTGATAAAGCAGAATATTTGGCAGCAGAGTTGGTTAAAAATAATAAAGATATTCTCAATTGTATTGCACAAATATTATTTGAATATGAAACTATTAATGGTGATGTAATAATGAAAAAATGTTTTGAGGAACTCGATCGGCCCGAGCCGGCGGAGCAAACATTCTTAAATACAATAAAAACGGTTTTAGTTTCACCAAAAAAATCTTATGTTCCAACAACAAATATGTCATCTAGAAGATTACGAGCTGCAGTATTTATATTAAGCATTGTCTTCGCAGGAGGATAATATTAATTTTAAATATCAAGTATTATAATAATGGAAAATAGTATTCAATTCTCCATAATCTCATTCGTAATATTATCATTAATAATATCAGTTGTTTATGGAGATTCTATTCAGAGATCGAAGCGTAAGCACTTAATTGCAGCAGGATTTTTATTAGCTGCCGCATTTATTCATGCTTCTGTAATCGTTATCGATATATGTATGAAATCGAACTAAATAAGCTAGGCATGTCGCCGAGCAAGTTGCTATCGCCAAATATTACTAGTATGATTAAACATACTAGTATATTCTAATATCATATTGAAAATGAATTTCTATGTAAAAGTCAAAAAAATGACATGTTTTTTGTTCTAAGGTATTAATATTAATTAGACAAAAGCAAAGAACAACACAACAGAAACACAAAACTTACAAACCATGTCTTATTTCACGAAAGAGCAGACCACTATGTTGAAGAACGTTCTCAATGGAGAGGAAGATGTTCCGCTTCAGTTCAAGAACGAGCCCGAAATTACTGGAAAGTTTGCCGAGAAGTACAATTCTTTCAAGAATTGCACGGATTGGTCTCAGTTTATCGAATCTGGTGGCAAATTTGCTGATGCAGCGAAGTGCATTAAGAACGGCTACCTAGAGATCGATTTCAACGGATGGGACGATTGTGAGAAAGTTCTTGTCGACGCTACCATGCGAGCTGAAGAACAAGCTAAAAAGAAGGAAGAAGAAAAGGTACAAAAAGCTTTGCAAAAGGTAGAAGATAAGAAGGCTAGAGAAGCACTTAAGGAAGCAAACAAGCTTGATAGACAGGAGGCGAAGCAAGTTGCGAAGCGTGCCAAAGAGTTCCTCAAGGAGTACAACACCACAGTCAAGAAAGCCAAGACCGAGCACAAGAAGAATCTAAAGTCGGGGTTCAAGGATATGAAGAAGATTGCTAAGATGTGGTTGAAGAAGTCGATTGATGAGCAAAAGGCGACTCTTAAGGAACAAAAGGCAGCGGCCAAGGAAGCAAAAGAGCTGGAAAAGGCTCAAAAGAAGGCTGCTAGAGAAGCTAAGAAAGCTGAAAAGGAAGCTAAGAAAGCGCAAAAGGAGGAAACCGAGAAGGATGATTCGGATGAAGAACACGATTTTGTCGAAGGCTTGAAGGTCGCTGATTTGAAGAAGGAGCTCGAGAAGCGAGGATGTGATGATGTAACTGGAAAGAAGGCCGATTTAAAGGCGCGATTGTTGGAATTACTTGCTTAAAAAACTAAAAAAAAACTAAAAAAACAAAACCAAATAAAAACTAAAAAAACAAAAATCAAATAAAAACTAAAAAAAACACAAAAACCAAATAAAATTTTTTTTATAAATTTTGTTTAATTTCCATTTTGCAGTTTCGTCAAATATTCGTATATTTGAAATGTTACAAAAACATCGTATGCGGCATAATATAAGTGATCGTCGTCGTATGGCATACTCCATCGGACATTGTCCGGCCAATAGAAATTGCTTTTTGGCCTTAGCAGTACGGGCTTAATATTATTGATATGTGATGCCATCGCTTTTAGGTTCGTTATATTAGGAAGTGCTATTCCAGAGCTCCGGCATGATTTCCACATTTGTTGTATATCATAATAATTAGTATTTGTAATTTTCAACAATTTAATATCAGATTCGGCGTCACAGAAGATTAGTGTTTTATTTGTTTGATTTAAGTATTTATTTATAATATCTTTATACATCTGATAATTAAATACCAATACAATTATTCCATCTGATAACTGAATCATATTTGGCGCTGCACCTTCGGCGTCAATCGCGATTGTATTACCAAGATAATTTAGATAATCTGGATAATTTACATGAATTCTAACATTTCTTAATTGCTTTTTAGCGTGGATGATATATCTGTTTTTATGAAAAGGTAATCTCGAATTTTCTTTCTTTTGAATTCGATATTCCAAATATTTGTCAATATTTAATAATTCTTTATATTTGTTAATAAAATTTCTTACAGCGTTTTCCTTTTTTTCTGTTTTTAATTCGCCTTTTCCAATTTCGATAAGCTCTTCATTTGTATCTGGGATAGTAACAATAATTTTTATATTATTTCTCGAATTTTCCCATTTGAAACCATACTTATTGTAATCACACAAAATCTTTAAATCGTGTAGCGTAACTGTTGAATTATTCATTATATTATCAAATAATGCAGTCTTCTTATTTTACTTTTATTGAAACAACTGCGATCATTTTTTTACCCGAAGAAGTTGCTAATTCAATTAATTATGAATTACCGAAACATTTTAAGAAAAGAACTCCAATTTGGACTAGAGAAGATTTTCATAAAGTTTATTAATTTTTAATAGGCTAATAAGCGAAGCAAGCGCTTGGTGGCGTAAGTAAAGAAAGCATTCCCTCAATTCCTTCTAACAAGTCGCTCGCATATACACGTCCATCGTTGTCCTTGTCATATTGTGAAAAGAATGTATTTACATAATAATCTATATCTGCATCGCCGAGACACGCGGTCTCATCAATATCCTTTTCAGTCAATTCAGCATCGTTTATTGAGAAAATATAAGAATTATTTTCTTTAATCATGTCACGATATTCGTCTTTAGTAATGAAGCCCGAGTCGTCGGCGTCGTATTTCGACATTGCATCGAGAAGACTTCTGTATTTCATATTTGCGACGTCGAGTCCGGCGAGAGTGATACTGGAAATTATTTCCTGTCTTTTAGTTAACAGATCTGCTGACCCACCAAATACAATTTCTTCAGTGTCATTAATTAATAGGTTAACAACTCCGAGTGCAAGCTCAGTCTTTTTTGGATAATTTACATTTTTAGAAAACAAGAAAAATTCACACGCACGTTCTAAACCTTCCAACGCCGCGGCGCGTGCTTCAAGATATGAAGTAGATGGCGAAGAGACGGGTTCTACGTCATAACAGTATTTTATGTTGTCTGTCGCCATGATCATTTGAGATTTGACATTTAGCGCACTTACCTTGCTTCCTAGAAGGACGGTCATGTTAGCAACATCTTTAAAGAAATTTTTGTTTCTTGGCAAATCAGATAAATCTGTAACTGCCCAATTATCATTTGATCTAAATACATAACCTATTTGGTTATTTCCTGTGCTTTCTATAGCTGCGGACGAGAGTATCTTATATTTGCTGCATTGGGAAACCCCATTTCCATTATCACCAAATTCCCAAGCATTGCAATCCATGTCATCTTCACAATTTAATCTACAAGCTTCTGATTCTGTAGAGTCAAATGTGCCTATTTCATACGCATGTGATTCTGTGTTAATAGACCCAGTTGCATTATTAATAGGATTATTGATGCCATATGGTCTTTTATTCAATAAGAAAAATTCAGAAAATCTAAGGAAATCGAATCGTATTTCTTCAAATCTTGCTAATCCTGATGATGGGGGTGGTATTTCACCTTCATCATTTGAGGATGCTTTACTTTTTTTGGATGCTCCAAATCCACTTAATTTGACGCTCACAAAAAAACTTGCGAAAAATAGTAACAATATAATTGAAATAATTGTTATTAACATTTACTTTATGATAGAAATAAATTTCGAAATCGATCCTCTGAATATACAGGTACACCAATTGTCTCTGCTTTTTTCGACTTTGTAGAAGATGTTGATTCATCTTTTGTAATTACTGCAAACGTTTTAGTAGATACTGAATTTGATATTTCTCCACCCTTTTCAATAATAAATTTTTCAATATCAGCTATTTTCCCACCAGTAAATACAATTGATTTCCCGAATAATGGGTGATTTTTATCTACTTTTGTGTTATCTTCTTTTTTTGAAGAATATTGATAATCAATATTTGTGTTTTTCGCGAATTGCTTGAATTTAGGCAGTCCTTCAGAATATTGAATTGCTGTTTTTTTTGAAAAGCCTGGTACAAGTAGGACTCTTTCATAAATATCAGTTTCTGTATGATCTTTTTCAAGAATATCCGGATACATTTTTAGAACTTCATTATTTTTCCTTTCTCCCATCCCTCGACCAAAACTTCCAGAAAGACCCATTAGTTTTGCTAATGGAACATCTTTAAATTTATTTTTCACATGTTTTTGTATAGAATTATGAATTCTATTTGCTGATTTTTCCTTAAATCCTTCGATTTGCAATATGTCATGTTGTGACATGTTCAAGATTTCCGGAATTGTTTTAAAACCAGCTTTGCTGAATTTCTTCAGATTTCCTGAACCTAATCCATCGATACCAATACCACTAAAGAATGCGAGTGACGCTTGATGTTGTGATTCATCGTCTTTCGGGACGATTATATCAACATTTGTAGCTGTCCATTCGTAATTACCACTTGGAAGATCTGGTTTATCTGCTTGTTTTATAATTTTTTCAATGTAGGGTATAACATCGCCTCTTCTAACAACTTCAATTATCGCGCCTTTTCCAATGTTATTTTCAACTATAAATCTTCCATTTTGTCCGGAAATATTTCTTACAGTAACTCCACCAATATTGATTGGTTTAATTTGAACAACTGGTTTTTTTAAACCGTGTTTACTCGTATTCCAGGTAATACCTATTACTTCAGATTCTTTTTTCTGATCTTGCAAAACCATTTTGAAAGCGACCATGTGTTTTGGATTTTTGTTTTCACGTTTATAAATATCATCATCTGTGATAATAACACCATCAATTGAGTATGGCGAATTTTTACGCCAATCGACCAAGGTATCTGAAGCAAATTTCACACTAATTTCATTTTTGATTTCATTATTTGCTACTTCAAATCCTTTCTTTTTTGCATATTCAAATTGTTCTGATGGTTTTAATGTTGGTTTAATAATTTCATACACAACAAAATGGACATATTTCATTGAATTCTTTTGTATCGTTTTGCTAGTTACTAGACCACTGACAGTGTTCCTGGGATTTGCTTTTGTATCTTTGAAATTATTTTCAAAATCTTTGTCAGAAATTATAATTTCACCTCTTGCAACAATATCTCCTGAATCTACATTTTTTAGATTTTCAATAAAAGGTATTAAATTACTTATATCCTGGCCTATGGCGCCATTGCCTCTAGTATATAAATTCTTAGAATTGCCAGATACGACATATAATGCACTAACACCATCTAGTTTAGAGCTAATGACATATTGTCCCTTGAATTTTTTTATCCATTTGTCTAGAGAATCGGGTTTCACTTTGTCAGCAGATGGCATAAAATACGGAAGATTTACTTTTTTTTTATTTGATTTTATTGGCGCTCCAATTTCCTTTAGAACTGGATGATCTGGAGCTACCTTTTCAACATGTTCTCTTAACAAATCGAATTCTAAGTCACTCATTATAGGCGCCGAATTATAATAATAATCACTTGCTCGTCGAATCAACTTAACAACATCTCCAAGATCCATTTCTGAATAATTATTAGGAAATTCTGACGGTTTGTATTTTAGTTTAATTTTTTTCTTTTTTTTATTGTTTGCAGGTGCAGGTGCTGGTGCTGGTGCTGGTGCTGGTGTAGAATTAAGAATAACAACATCAACTCCACTCTTCCGTTGTTCCGGCGTCTTATATTCTAGTTTAAGAAAATCGAAAATATCCTTTTCAGTTTTAAATGTTGTATTATTTCTAGGAATTGGTGTAAAACCATGTTCGTTGAGTGAATAACCCATATTTAGTGCATGTTGCCGCATAACAACATTAAATGCTTTTGATCCGGTAAAATATAATATCGCAAAAGGATATTCAGGCGGCGGAGCATATAGAAAATCAATTCTTCTTGGCACAGCATTTGTGCCACTTAATTTTCCAATCGTTAGACTTTTTTTTTGTCCACGACTTAGGAATTCTAATATAATACCTTTATTATATACATTATCGAGAAATGTATCGAAATCTTCTGGATATTCACTTGTAAATATGATATCAATATCACCAGATGAAGATGCGCCTCGTCTGAAACTACCGACAATTTCTGCTTTAGAATCTGTTGGCAATATTTGTTGTATAATTTTATTGTATTCATAGATTTCTGTACGTGGGATTCGTTTTAATATATCGTGAAAGTATTTTAAACCAATTTTTTGCTTGTTATTTAACAGTTCTGGTTTAGTATTTAATTCTTCTATAGATGAAACCTTTTTTGATAATTCGATTGCTTTTTTTGGACCAACACCATAGATTTTACATAATTGATGTAAAACATTACCTTTTTCATTTTCAATCGCGTCTATTTTACCGGTTTCTTCAAGGCTTTTCAATTTAGTATATATAGTTTTACCAATACCTGGGTTATCTTTAATTTGTTCAACCGAATATATATCTTCTGTAATAAGTAAAATTGCATCAGCTGCTGTTTTATATGCTCTTGCTCTGAAGATATCTCCCTTATTTTTATTTATGTCTTCTAATTCATCAAGAGCTTGAACAAATTCGCTATTCCAAATTTTAGACATTAGTAAATATAGTTTATTTTAATTGTATTCTATTTATACATAAAAATAATATTCATTTTTTTGCCATCACTGCAAGGTCGCCAAGGGCAACGTCGCCGTTAACACATAAGTATTATTTGATATATTAAATTTAATGTATGCATCCGTTGGCTTCAATTGTTGACACGAATGATGATGAAGTTTTGCAAATACCTATGGGTACCGTTAATATTTTGATAAATGATAATCAAAATGATAATCAAAACTTCGCTCAAATATGTATAAGTGCTATTAGTGTTGAAGGTATTGTCCCAAATGGAGATAATCGTAGAAATGTATATATATGTCTAATTTTTGCAAATACTTACAATTTTATGACAGTATTAGCATTATTATGGTATTTTAGTGAATTAGGATATTTAATATCATTAGTATCAATTTTAACTGGATATTATTCAATTATATCATATAATATATTTGCACTTTTTACATATTATTCTTTAAATCTTATTGAATTGTTTGCGAGACTTTTGATTATGTTTGCTCTCTTCACATCTGGTGGAGCAGGATTTATATTTCAATTATTTACTATGTTTGGAATAATGTGTAATCTTTCTATAGCTGGATTATTGTTAATACTTATTCGTGCAGCCAGATTGCCGCAGGGATAATGATTAATACTCTAATAATAATTCAAAAATATCTTTTGGCATTAGTCTTTCTAAATTCATATAATCTATTCTCAATTTGTGTATTCTTTTGTTGTTGAAGTATGATTTTTCTTTTTCTGAAAGCTTAGAATTTGCTATTGCATAATCAATAAATTTCTTATCAAATAAGAGTGGAATATTATAGTTTTCAGTAATAGTTCTTAGTAAAACGGGTATGAACTCTAATTCTGGCTCATAATTGTTAATAAAGAAAGAAAATGCATACTTATAATTATTAAATCGATGTCCTATTTCCCAATCTTCATCAGATTCTTTGTTCCAGCGAACATTCTTTAGATATGTATTATCTTGTGTTAACAAAGCTTTTAGGTTATCATCAATGTAAAAATATTTCTTGCGAGCTTCTTCATGAATCGGTCCGTCTGAGTGTGGATTATTAATAAATTGATCTATATCTAAATTATTTGGTATACCAAAATCATCATTTACTAGTCCGTTATTAAACATATTATCAAAAATATTGAAACTTTGAAATATTGAATCAACAAAACAATCTTCACATAAGAATAAAAAAACATAATTTCTTAAGTAAGCATTTGGATTATGTAATAAATACATTGCACTGTCGTACCACTGAACAATTTTACAACAAGCACTACAGGGGTAAAGACACACACATGGCCTCATAATGAATTTCTCATTTTAAATTGATTATTGTTTTTTTAAATTTATACTTATTAATGGTTAATAATAAAGATGCATTGTCTGCGGCCGGTTGGGGGTCTGTAAAACCAGAAAAAAAAGAAGAGCGCTTGGCTCTTAGAAAGGAATGTTTTTTAAAACCAGATGAATTAAAGTATCCAGTATGCGATAAAAATGGTAATTATGATTGTAAAGGAATAATTGCGTCAAAATTTTGGGCTGATACAGCTGAAACACGTGCATCGAGACGCCGCCCACGTAGCCGCCGTCCATATTCATTTAAAAAAATAAGTAAAAAGGCTGTGAAAATAGGTAGAAAACTTGGATGTAAAAAGTTTACGCGCCGTCGGCGGCGACGTGTGTAGAATGTGTGTGTGAAGAGAAAAGTATTTTATCAAGTTCTGCTTGGAGGTCTGCTCGTCTTAGACGAATGCCACGTGGTGTCTCGAACGACGAGCCGTTCGCGGATGTCTGTCGCGGAATTGCGACCCTGAGTTTATCACGTATAGAATTTGGAGTATTTAATTTAATTTCTTTTGCTAGTTTTGCTTTATTAAGAAAGTCTTCGCTATATGTAACAATTTCGGGCTGTGATTCTTTGATTTGGTCAATTAATATTTTTAAAGCTGTATTTGAAATCAAACAGTTTCCAATCTGTTTGTTTGTCTTAGGTGAACGGTTATTATTTTCAAACCATTTAAGTATTGCCCATTTTTCATATGTGTGACCATCTTCAGCAATTACCGGGTCATAAAATATACCAAAAGTGATAGGACATTCTAATGAAGATGTGTCGTTGTAAAAGAATATATTATCATTCTGTTCTGTCTCGCGTGTGCGAGACCGCGGTCCACCTTGCTGACCGCGGCGTTTTAAAGTATATTTTGACATATACTATTAATTTAAAAAAAAAGTCGTCGTTATAGCGACTAAGACTGAAAATATTTTGAAATGTCGTTCGTTTTAAGGGGTGTATCTGTAATTTTTATTCCACAATATGGTTTAGGGGATGCATTGTAGTTAACAGGTGTATAAATTTTCCATTTTATAGCGTGTGCCAATATAAATCGGAAATTTTCCCAGAATTCTTTTTTGTGACCAATTGACACAGTCATTACGTGAGCCATTTCATGTAGAGCAACGAATGTAATTGTATTTATATCAGTTAATGTTTTAGCGCTATTCCTAGCACGTATACAAAGTACAATTTTTTCTCCTTTATTAAGACTGTAACTTGTTTGATTTGCTTTAGGTAAAGATTCTCGTATTTCATGACCTTTAAATCTTTGTTTTAATAAATTTACACCTGAGTGAGATTTTCCGTATTTTTCAGACATTTTTGACACTAATTTGTGTAGTCTTTTACTGACATTTGCAAGTAAGTCGGCAGCTTGTTGTTTATCTTGCGAATTACGAACAACGTAAATTTGTTTATCTACGCGTGAGCGAACATATACCAATTTTGGATTATACCAGGAATAAAAAATATATGATATTATACTGAAAATAGCAATAGAATATAGTATTTCGTACATTAGTATTAATTATACTATGAATTTTTTATTTTGAGACCATTTTATTTTCTCCACCTTCTTCCACACTGGAGACATGTTATAAATACTGTTTCGGCTTCATCTGCACTTCTTGTCTGCATTGTATAGTAAGTTGTTTTGGTACCTTTACATCTAGCACATGTGAATTGCTCAGTCGCTTGTCCAAAATCTATTTCGGAAATAACAGCATCTCTTTTGTTTTTTTCTTGAACAATCTTTTCCCATCTTTCAGGATAAAGTTTGTTTGGTGGTAGAAATGCGATCTCATGTGGATAATATTCACCTTTCTTTAATTTATGAATTAGATTTTGATTATGAACATAACAACTTGGAATTAGATTTGCACATACTTGTTTCAATTTGTTCTTATAAATGTTAACAAAATTAATATTGTCCCATGTACATGGTTCATGTCTTTGTTTCGCTTTCCATATTGTAAAGTTATAAACTCCTCTTTCTAAATTAGTGGTTATTTTATGGTCATTAATAATTTCAGACAATATTAAACTAGTATTTTTTCGAATTATTTCACCACTCATAGTTATAAATTATATATATACGATTAGTGTTAAATGACTTCATTTTTTTTCCTTCTCTATGTACATGAAACTTCAACTAAAGAAATTCGATATGTCTTCGATAGCACCCGATAAAGTTGTAGTTATGATTGGTAAAAGAAATACTGGTAAAAGTTTTTTAGTAAAAGATTTATTATGGTATCATCGTCAAATACCAGTCGGAACTGTAATATCAGCAACTGAATCTGCAAATTGTTTTTATGGAAATATGGTTCCTCCAATATTTATTCATAATGAATATAATGAAGAGATAATACAAAGAGTATTAACACGTCAAGAGAGACTAATACATAAGAAAAGGCACGGTGGTCATAATGCAGCATTAATAAATCCAAGTGCTTATTTAATATTAGACGACTGTTTATATGACAATTCTTGGACGCGATCAAAACATATTCGTTCTTTATTTATGAATGGAAGACATTTCAAAATGTTTTTTATTATTACAATGCAATATGCGCTCGGTATACCACCAAATTTAAGAACAAATATAGACTATGTATTTATTTTAAGAGAAAATATTGTTCAAAATCGTAAAAGATTATATGAGTGTTATGCGGGCATGTTTCCAAATTTTGAAGTTTTTTGTCAAATTATGGATCAATGTACAGAAAATTACGAATGTCTTGTAATTAATAACAATGCTCAAAGTAATCGCATTGATGAACAAGTATTTTGGTATAAAGCAACAAGTCACCCGCCATTTAGATTAGGAAAACCAGAAGTTTGGAATTATAGTAATAGAAATTACAATGGTGAAGGTGGTGGAAGCGAGAGTGACCGTCAATGGGATCCCTCTGCATTTAAAACAAAGTCATCTAAACCAACAATAAATGTTCACAAATATAATTCCATATTATGATTATTTATGTTTTCTAGTATTACATCTTTTTGTTTTGTCATTGTAATGACATGATTCTGTATCGTTTTCTTCTTTAATACGTGTAGCAACACAATGTTTTTTCTTTTTGTCTTTTGCTTTTTCGGATAATTTACAATAACTTTTTAAAGATGCAACATGCGTAGCCTCTGGTGTGGTGTTACATCTTTTCGTTTTCTCATTAAAAATACAATTGTCAATATCATTTTCATTTTCTTTATTGGTGACAACACAATGTTTTCTATTCTTTGATTTTTCTGAGATTTTACAATATGTAATTGATGTTTTAGGCGATGGAGATGGCGATGGAGATGGCGATGGCGATGGTGATGGCGATGGTGATGGTGATGGTGATGGTGATGGCGATGGTGATGGCTGAAGGCGCGGGGCGCCGTCGAGGCCTAAAATATCTAAAAGTTCTGTAGATAATTCAGATGATTTTATGTTAAATGCATTATTTTCATTTTTATTAGACCTATTTAAGAATATTGGATAATGCTTATTATTATGGTTATAGAATAAGATAAAAAATTGGTAATTATTTGAATTTGGTATGACAGCTTTAACACTGCTAATATTAAATAGTATAATACCTACATTTAGTAAATTTGAAATTTTTAACCAATCATATTTATTTTGAAATTCAATAAGTTTTTTATGAAATTTATGAGGTGCTATTTTAGTAATCCATGCATGAGGATTTAAGTTATCATATTTAAAATCTCTTAGCAATATATTTTGCCATTTTGTTGGCAAATTTGTGCCTGAATTTGTGGTTAAATAGTCTGATTTATCTAATATAATATTACTATTATCTATATCGAGATTAGGTATATACTTTTTGTACTTTTCCTGTTCTATTTTGTTTTTTATGTATTGTTCTTTTGATTCATTATCATAGAATGTTATTGAATCGTTACCACCCTTATTCAGGGAATCCAAAAAACTAGGAGTTCTAGAAGTAAATATATCTTCCCTTCTTGAATAATTATAGTTAAATTCTTTTAATAGTATAGACAAGTATTCCTTTTCTATTTCACTATTTGGTTTGGCAACTTTTGCCAGGTCCGGCGCCTTCGCGCCGCGCGCGCGATTTCCGAGAGATTTCGAAATTTTCATTACAAATTTATCATATTCTGACCAAAATTTGTTAAATTTATTTATGTATTTGATTCTGTCATCATCGCTTGTAAATATATTTCGCGTATATATTGTTTTATTACTTTTTTTGAGATTAATAATATTATGACTTCCAGGTGGTGTTTCTGCAACTGGGACAATGTCATTTGTTTCTAAAACTAATCCGTTAATATTATTATTGCTATAATTAACAGTATATTCTAGTGGATTCGATTTAATATTATATTTTTTTAAGAAAGTATAGAAAGATATTGCTTCATTAAAAGGTGGTAAATTATCGAATGGCATTTTATCTAATATAAGTAATTTTGGTTCATTGGGTAGTGACGATATTGATACGGGAATATAGTAGCTATATTTTTTATAATTAACTAAAACACCTTTTATTTGGTTTAGTTCATTAATTATTTGAGCATATATTTTGATTTTAATAAATTTAAGAATACGTTTAAGTTGTTGATAGGATAATGGATTTTTAATATAATTATTGTTCCTTAAATAATTTATATATTTATTTGGATATGAAATTCCGGAATGGATCCTTAATGGCGCAACTAATTCCCATATTTCGTTGCTATCGAACAATTTTGTATTTATTTTAGAGTTGTAAGAGCATTTGACAATTGGTTCATAAACAATTGAATTATTGGAATATCTAAAAGTAATAAATGCTGTTTTTGTTTTTTCATATCCATCACCATAATGATAATAATAAGGTTCGCCATTATATGGACATATATACTGAACTTTAGATGAACCATCATTTGATATTGAAATATTAAAAAGGTATAAATTGAGTCCGTTTGTCCATATTACACCAGGTGAACATAGTATAGCCCACCAAATAGTGTGATTATGTTTAATATCTTTATCGTTAATAAAATTAACAATATTTTGATATGAAGTAAATGCTTTTTTGTGTAGTTGTGTATCAGAAATATTGTATTTTTTTAACCATTCGGTGTAGCCAACGCAGGCGCAGGGTGTTGAAAACATATTCAGGAGTAGACCCGAGCATGTTCTTATTAATTGTTTAGGTACAGACAAATTTTTGATTATTAATTTTTTTAATTCTTGTTCAGATAATTCAGCAAGCCATGCAATTGTTTTAAAAAATGAATTTTGCAATGCTTGGTTAAAATCATCATAAATACCTTGTCTAAGATAGAATTCACTTTTTATTTTTGGCAAACTGCCATAAGATAGTTGTGCAGTATTTTGAAACATTTTATGCATATTTTCAGGTAAATCACCCAATTTGTTTTTTGCTAATGGAAATGATGTTGTTTTAAGTACATAAATGTCTTTAGTAGATTTCTTTTTTGAAAGAGATTTTGATTTAAGAGTTTTTTTCTTTTGTTCGCGTTTTCTTCTACATGGAAAAGCGCCGGCTTGTTCTTCATTGTTTTGCGTTTTGACAATTAAATCCTGTGGCACTAATTTAATAAAATTACCTGGATTGCGCTTCGTATTTATAATAGTATAATCGTTCTTTTTACAAATAGGGCATGTTTCATTAGCCAAAAGTTCTTTTTCTCCAAGTGGTATCATGCATCTTAAACAGATACATTCACATGATAAATACCATATATTTCTATATTCCTTAAAGTCTAAAATTCTTTTAATTTCTGAACCTGCATTTTTCTCGTAATCTTCTAATCTTTTTAAAATTTCTTCATGTTCACCATTGTTAAATGCAATTGGATGTGCTGAAGTTGGATAACACGAAGTTATGAAAGATGAACCCCTTCCGGAACTAGTTTTTTCGCCAGTGAGTGTGAAAACTTGACTATACAAATCGGGATCATAATACTTAATTCTTTTTGAGCGATACTCGCGTACATTTTGGGCTTTTGTTTTTGTTAAATCCCAATTAATAGGTGGTAGATCAAATTCAATATCTTGGCGTTTTTGTGGAACAGCGGGTAATATAATATTATTTTTTTTACTTACTTTAATTTTTGAGGGCGGTGCCACCGCGTCGTCGTCGTCGTCGTCGTCACTCACTTCGTCGACTAGTGTTGGTGGTGGCCCGGCGTGCTCGTCGAGCTCGCGCTCGTCGTCGTCCAGAATATCATCATCTTCGAAAACGAGATCTTCACTACTATCAATGCTATCAAGAAATGCATCTAATTCCTCGTCATCTTGCTGCGCGAGCGTGGCGTCCTGTGTGACAGCGGCCGACGTCTGCGACGTCCTGCGACGCCCTTCCCATAAAATTTTTCTTATTATTTTTGTAGCGTATTCAATTTCATTAAATTTTTTACCATAATAAATTATTCTAATATTATTGGAATCGGATAAAGATATATGAAATATATTTCCGGCGGGCTGTGTCGGCGGTGCCGAGCTCAACGAGGCGGCAGAGCTGAGGACGGAACGTGCATTTTTTTCTGATATCATAAATAGAATTCCTAGTCGTTCTACCAGGACATTTTCCTCAAGGCCGTGCGCGAAGACTTCTCGGGCGATATCAATACGTTTATCTGAACTTTGATAGTCAGATATTTTAATAAATTTCATTCTTTTTTTTTCATTTTTTATATCGTATGTGAAAAATGGAATATTTGAATAGAATTGTTCAAGTAAATCTGTATTGATATTAACATTTTTTTTCAAATAAATTGAAGTTATAATATTTCTGTATTTTAGATTTTCAAATGAATAATTTTCGATACTATTTTCTATAATATTATTGATTGGTTCAATAATCCAATTAACTATATTTTTATATATTTTTTTCCATTTATCTTCATCTGTATAACTTACAATCTCAGAATGACATGCTATTGCAAGGTTACCGTCAATATTTAATGAAATATAGACAGTACATTTTGAAAATTCAAATTTAAATTGTAAATGTTTTTGTTTAACACCTGGTTCTGAAGGAAATCGTGCCCAGAATTTTTCATTAAAATTTGAACAACTTATTGCTGGGGAATAAATTTTTGTCTGCACTTTATCTAAATTTGTATACCTACAAATGGGTATATTTTTGTTTAATTGAAATTTGTTAAATAACCTTTCTAAATTTATATTATCTTTTTTTTGAATGATATCAGCCAAAATTGCGGTATGAGCGTGAAATTTCTCTTTAAGTTTCGATGGTGGAATTTTAATAGATTCAATTTTTGTAACACTAGTTGAATGTTTTTTTATGTTATTAATTGTGTCTAAAGATAAAGGAATACTTTTTATACGACTCCAATCTTTTACCCAACTAGCACAGTCAGCTGTACATAGCTTTAGCTCAGCACGAGTTGTGCAATTAATATTTTTTCGTCCAATAATATCATGCCCTTTATAATTTGAGTTTTTACCATTTTTAATGAACGGAGAATTCTTTTCATCAATCCATAAATAAATATCATCTGGAGAATTCGCTATAGGTGATGGAAGAATACATAGCTTTGATTTTAATTGATGTACAGAGTCGAATTCTGACGCCTCAAGCGACACCGAAACTATTGAGCTTCGCTGATCATAAAAAGACACATTAAATGTCATAATAATCTTAATGTTATCGTATATTTAAATTATTAATCTGCGACGGTTTCGAGGGCGTCGTCGGCGGTTGTTTGGGGATTTTCGGGGTCATTAAGTAGATGTTCTTCTGGATTCGGTTCCGTGAGTTCATCTTGATTCTCAACTGCAGATGGCGTAAATAATGTTGTTGCTGGATTCCAAAATCCAAAGTTATAGTTGCTAACGGGAGGACTATATTCCCAATAATCTTTTGGAGGAATTAATAAATCCAATAATGGTTTATAATATTCTGATTGTTTTTTGCTCCAACAATAAATACGACACATTCTTGATTCATATAAGCATTTTAGTATATCTTTAGTGTAGTGTTTATAAGAGACATCCTTTAATATATTTGAGTCTATTAGTAATGTAGTAATATCAATCACTTGGGTATGCGAGATGCATTCAGTCCATCTTTCTATAATTGCTTCAAAATATCCCCATCTAATTGCACATAATTTAGGTACAATCATACATTGTTCTCCAATCACTATGAATACATAATTCTTATTAAAAAATGTTAAAAGAGAAGTTTCGCAGTTTGTTTCATTTGTATAAATAGTATTTTTTAAACTTTCTAACAAATGAAAAGTACTAATATTATATTTTTTTATTATATCCATACGAATTGCATACAATTTCTCGTAATACTCTATATCGTAATACATATTTGTTCTATTAATAGTAATAATAATAGAGAATTCTTTAATATTTGTGAATATCGAATGTTTTAAATCCATATTTTTTTTCTTGTATAGATTTATACAATGGGAGGAGGATTAATGCAACTTGTAGCTTATGGTGCCCAAGATATTTACCTTACAGGTAACCCGCAAATTACTTTCTTCAAAGTAGTTTACCGTCGTCACACAAATTTCTCAATGGAAGCCATTGAGCAAACCTTCAATGGTTCTGCCGATTTCGGCAAACGTGTAACATGTACTGTTTCACGTAATGGTGATCTTATGCACAAGGTTTACCTTCAAGTCACCGTGCCCGAGCTGGCTTCGGGCAAGTCTTTCGCCGCAAATCTTGGCCAAGCTCTTATCAAGTACGCTGAAGTTGAAATCGGTGGTCAACGCATCGACAAACACTATGGTGACTGGATGCACATCTGGAACGAACTTTCACAAGAAGCCGGAAAGAAGGTTGGTTACGGTCTCATGACTGGTGCCGCTCTCGGCGCTGAATCGGCGGAAACTGACCTTTACATTCCCCTTGAATTCTGGTTTTGCCGCAACCCTGGACTTGCCCTCCCTCTTATTGCTCTCCAATACCACGAGGTCAAGATCAACATTGAATTCCGTGCTCTTTCGGAAATCGTCACCACGGGTGTCTCCGCCTCGCTTTCGGCTGCGTCGCTTTACGTAGATTACATCTACCTTGACACTGATGAACGCCGCAGATTTGCCCAAGTCTCGCACGAATACCTTATTGAACAAGTCCAATTCACTGGTGATGAATCAGTATCGAGCATCAGCAACAAGATCAAGCTCAACTTCAATCACCCATGTAAGGAACTTGTATGGGTTGTTCAAAAAGATTCCGCCGTCGACGCCACGGACAGATTCGATTACACCGATGGTACAGGAAACCCCGTCTTAATTGCCAAGCTCCAACTCAATGGCCACGACAGATTCTCGGAGCGCATGGGTCGTTACTTCAATCTTGTCCAACCTTACCAACACCACACCAACGTTCCTAAGGCTGGTATCAATGTTTACTCGTTTGGCCTCAAGCCCGAAGAACACCAACCATCTGGAACATGCAACATGTCTCGTATTGATAACGCGACCCTTCAACTCACTCTTACAGCGAACGCAGTCAGTGGTGACGCCAAGGTTCGTGTATACGCCACCAATTACAATGTCCTCCGCATCATGAGCGGTATGGGCGGTCTCGCTTACAGCAATTAAGTCTAAAATAGTCTTAATCGTATTCTTTAAGAATACTGGTAACCACAAAATCATAAAAACTTTAAAAAACTAAAAACTTTAAAAAAACTTAAAAAAACTAAAAACTTTAAAAAAACTTTAAAAAACTAAAAACTTTAAAAAAACTTAAAAAACTTAAAAAACTAAAAACTTTTTTTCGCCTCGCGACGCGCACGCTTTCTGTTGCGCGTTACATCCAATACGGCTTGGCATTTTTATGACATTCACAAAATAACATGAAAGTCTTTTTTTTACATCGTCTTCCAGAATTTGTTTTTGCACAACATTGTTGTCTCGATACTTTTTGTATAAGTGAGCGTCGTCTCCAGGAGGGGAGGTCGTAGCGTCTTATGAAAGAATCTGGTCTCTTATTTTTATCATACAATTGTCTATAATACTTGATAGAATATGTACAATACACTGTGGTTGGCATAAAAGTTTTCATGTATTTGCGAAGGGTGTTATTCAACTTACATTCTCTTTTTTTACAGAGAAAATTTTTGCTTAATGATGTATTTTCGAGATAATCAAATACGATTTCAAGCATTTCATTTGGAATATCTTCTGCCAAAGACATTTTATTTTTTGTTTAGTACTAGAAAGTGTAAGTATGTTTATAATTAAATTATAGAGTGTGTATGTTCATTTTTTTATATAAGTTCTTTGCAACAAATTAATAAAATGTATGCAATCAATCTAGCAAGAAGAAAAGATAGATTAGAATCATTTCTTAAAAGGTTTCCATTAAATAAACAAAGTTTAAAAATATTTCCTGCAATAGATGGTGCATCTATTGAGGCGCCTACTTATTTTGAAAAACTTTCATATGGAGAAGTTGGTTGTTTTTTGAGTCATAAATCATTATGGGAAATGGCTTTGAATAAATTAGATTCGGATTATATTGTTATTTTTGAAGACGATGCCAAATTTTCAAAAAATTTTTCAGAAAAAATGAAAGAACATTTAAAAACCCTAAAATGTTTAGATTTTGATAGTATATTCTATATTGGAGGTCGATTTACAGAAGATTATAAAATGAAAAATTGTGTTAAAGTAAATGAAAATATGGTGAAATATGATTATGATACAATTTGGAATAATATGGATTGTGATAGAACGGCTCATGCTTATATAATTAGCAAAAAATGTTGTGAATTACTTTTGAATGAATTCAATAAAAGAAAAGAAATTCCCAATTATGTATTTCCACCTATTGATCATTATATGTTAATAATATTGAGGCTAAATAACAAAGAGATTTACCATAGTTATCCTCTTATATGTTATAGTGAAATAGATTCAGAATCGGATATAGGCATGGCGCGCCGTCGCAGCGTGTGCTCTGATTATGATTTTTGGCATTTTTGTAATGCGATTAGATAATTAAAAATAATATTTTGTTTTTGATATGGATAAAAAAAGACCTTCCTGGGACGAATATTTCAAGGAAATTGTCCAAGTTACTGCGAAACGTTCTCCTTGTGAACGTTTAAAGGTTGGATGTTTATTGGTGAAGGATAATCGTATTATTGCTCAAGGATATAATGGATTTTTACCCGGTTGTAGTCACAAATCAATTATAGTTGATGATCATGAGCAAGCTACTGTACATGCAGAGCAAAATGCTATTTGTGATTGTGCCAAGCGCGGTGCAAGTTGTAATGACTCAATTGCCTATATAACACATTATCCTTGTATTAATTGTACAAAAATTTTATGTGCTTCGGGTATAAAAAAAATAAAATTCTTAAATGATTATAGAAATAACGAAGTAGTTAATTCAATTGCTTGTGAATCGAATGTAATTATACAAAAAATATAGAATGTAGTATTCTATATGGTTGGAAAGAATAGGATATATTTTTTATGTGGAAATGCGAGAACTTTTTTAAGTTGTTTTGATTCTGCATATGAGAATATTATAAGTAAATTGTTCGAAAATAATAATAAACAAAATACTCATATTTTGTTTTATTTAAAATGCGACGATCCTGGTCCGAGGGGTGTTCAATATTGGGATTTTGAATATGACCTTATTGATAAAAACAAATTAAAACAAGAAATAGAGCGTTATGAGAAAAAATATAAAAACATTACTTTTCATTCAAAATTATTAGATACAAATGAAATTGGTGATAATGAATTATTAAATCAAGTAAAAGATAGGTCTAAATATGTTGAAGGTTTTGAAAGAGATAAAATATTTTTGAGAGCATTACACTTTAACTATAATATAGAACAATGTGGTAAAATAATAGAGGAAATACAAAAAAAAAATAATATTGAATTTGATTTTTTTATATTTATACGACCAGATCTGTTTTTTAGCAAATGTTGTTCTAATATAGATAATTACAATAAAAACAAAGTTATATGTTCTCGTTATGCTCCATTTGCACCAAATGAAAAACATGCCACACCACTTTATGCCGGATGTGACCTGCTTGCAATAATTCCAAATAAGTATAAAGATGCGTTTTTTTTTGAAAGAATGCGATTAATAAGAACAAATACTGAGCATGTTTTCAAATCTGCGGAACCACTATATTTGCATACTCTTGACTCATATCAACTAATACAAATAGGTGATTTTAAAATAAAAAGAATCTAGATTTAATCTAAGTAGATGAATAGAATATATTTTTTGTGTGGAAATGCGAGAACTTTTTTTAGTTGTTTTGATTCTGCATATGAGAATATTATAAGTAAATTGTTCGAAAATAATAATAAACAAAATACTCATATTTT